GTAATAGTAATTTAATAAAATTATATTATAATTGCATAATGAATTACTTTAACACTTTAACACCGAGTGAAATTGCAAAGCGAGATGAAGCGGTTAAGGAAGTAAATGCAGGGCGTGAATTGTTATGTGAGGCGGTACAAAAAAGATATGCTGAGGCGAAGATTAAAAAGGCTAATCAATTTATAAAAGTAAAAAAATGAAGCTACACCTTAGAGATTTAACTTTGATTTTATTGGTTGGCATTATTGCCATGCTATTGGTACGTTCATTAAAAGTTGAACACGAAATTAACCCTCTAAAATCTGCAAACGTAAAACTACAATTAGAGCGTTCCGAATTAATTAACCGTACAAATAGTTATGCAAATATAATTGACAGCCTAAACACGCTAAAAAGCACTACCATAACAAAGTATAAACACATTAAGGATAGTGTAAAAGTTTTAGATACTACAGGGCAACAAAATTACTTCAATAAATTTATCGGCTCAATAGATAGTTGCAACCAGTTACACATAGCTTTTAACGAGTGTAGCGATTTGCTAACGCTTGCCGATAGTAGTAACTTAATTAAAGACACTATTATAAGCACTTTACGGCTCGCAAATTCCAAAGCTGATACAATTATAGCAAACGATAGTTTGATATTAGCAGACGCAAAGAAACAAGCTAAAAAAGATATTCGCAAAGCATACGTTAAAGGTGGCGTAGTTGGTTTATTAATAGGACTTTTAATACCATAGATATGTACGAAATTATTATTATAAGCGATATGGATTATGACACTAATGGATGAAATATTAGCCGACCAAAAGTTAATACTCGATAAGCTAAACGCTTTGTTTCCAAATGAGGAAACTGAGGACATGGAGATTTATGTTGAGCCACCCCTATCAACTTATGACCTTGTGGCTATGTGTATGAACGCTTTTAACGCTACTGCATACATTGATGAAGAAGAACAATTGAAGATGACTGATGTAGCTGTAAGGCGTGTAAACAGAATTAAAAGCAATGCTCTAAAAATTATAGATGAGTGTTTAAAAGCCGAAGCTGAATTACTATTTGAAGATAAACCATAAACCAATAAATCATGGCAGCAATATACGCTCACCCATTTTGGAATTATAAAGATGAAATAATTCAACTACTTAAGAATGGCAAAACAAACAAAGAAATTTGCCTTTATATTGCTGAAAAGTATCAACTAACTAACGGATATAATTCAGATAGAGCCATTGTTTTAAGAATTAAATGCGGTGAAATACCGAGAGAAATCCCATTAGTAATTGAGCAAAATGTTGTTGAGGAAAATACTGAAAAAAGGCTATCCAATGGAGATGTCGAAATAGTTGACTATGTTAAAAGCAAGTTAACCGATAAAGAAATATTCGAAAGATACGGTCGTGATAGCACACTTTGGAAAATTAGCCAAGTATGGTTTAAAGATAAAGGCACTGGTTACCGAATGAGTGTGCTTTTTTCACCAATATTTAAGAAGCAGGAAAAGGATGTACACGATGTATTGAAACAAATACTAAAAGATATTGAAACCTTTTCACCAAAGTACCCTACCATAAAATACAATAAGTTAAAAGATAATCATTTATTTGTAGTTGACCCTGCAGATATTCATATTGGAAAGTTAGCAAGGGCATTTGAAACAGGTGAAGAATATAACACTAAAATAGCTACTGAGCGTGTAATGGATGGAGTAAGTGGGTTAATTCAAAAAGCATCTTCATTTAATAAAGATAAAATACTTTTAATTATTGGTAATGATATATTGCACGTTGATACTCCTAAAAGACAAACAACAAGCGGGACACCTCAGGATACGGATGGTATGTGGTATGATAATTTTTTAGCTGCAAAAACACTTTATCAGAATGTAATCGAAATGCTTTTACCATTAGCACCTATTCACGTTCAATACGACCCCTCAAATCATGACTATACAAACGGTTTCTTTTTAGCTGACTCGATTAAAAGTTGGTTTCGGAATACTAAAAATATTACATTTAACACTTCACCCCAACACCGTAAATACACACGCTATCATAAAAACCTAATTGGAACAACTCATGGAGATGGGGCAAAGGTTCAAGACTTAGGACAGTTAATGGCACATGAAGCCTCTGAGCATTGGAATGAATGTATACATAGGTATTTTTATACTCACCACATACACCACAAAATGAGTAAGGATGTACTAAGCGTTACAGTTGAGAGCCTTAGAAGTCCAAGCGGAGCAGATAGTTGGCATCATAGAAACGGATATCAACACGCTCCAAAGGCAGTTGAGGGATTTGTGCATCATCCACAATACGGACAAATAGCACGTATTACTCATTTGTTTTAAAATTCGTTAATCTTCTTTAATTTTTCAACTTCCTTTCGCAGTTCGAGTATTTCCTTTGCAAGTTTTAAATTCTTTTGCTCAAGTTCAAATACATTAGCTTCGTGAATGAATAACTGTGCTAAATTGTTTCTCAAATCTCTATAACAGTTCCCCAAATCCTCATACTTTTTAATTTGTACAACGGTGTTTTTTTCTTTCAGCTTCACTCCCATATCAACAAGGAATGAAGATAGCACGTTAAGCGAGTTAGTCACACTCATTTGGTGGCTAAATTGAGGCGTTACACCTTTGCCGTTTTCTAAAATAATCTTATTTAGCTCTCTCATACACTCATTACTTTCTCAGTCATGTCCATAAATAACTTATCTTTTACGTCTAAATAATCATTCACTACATTGCGAGAATGAAGCACGGAAGTATGATCACGACCTCCAAAGTTATCGCCTATTTGCTTTAAAGTGTATAGCTTAGTGTTATAAAGTTTCCACATTATAACCTGCCTTACTTGTGCTAACTCTTGCTTTCTGGACTTGCTTACTATTTGCCTATAATCAGCATTTAACAAGTTGCAATACTTTAATATTTCAGACTCAATTGTTGTCATACTTATTTGTTTAAAGTCTTTAATCTCGGCTTGCAAATCTAAAGAATATTTTTTGCATAAATGGGTTGTAAATTCTAAATCTATCATGTTTTTTTGGTTTAAATTTATTTAAGGATGCGAAATTGTGAGTACACAACATCGCATAACAGTCGCTAAAAGCCATTAAAACGGCATTTAGCTTTGAGTTAGCCAAAATGCTTTCTTGCCCTCGCCACAAGTTCATCCACTTGCCCATTATACTCATCTGCTCCACAATTACATCTATCAGGTTCTTCACTGTTGCAACATCCTTCGGGGTGCTTTGGGCAAGTGTACCAACAGTCATCACAGTAATAGTGTTTCCGTTTGCTCCCCTCTAAAAAAGAAAGCACTTCGGCTAACACAGTATTTGCGTCAGTTTGGGCAGTAGTGCTATTTTCAACATTTGTGCTTTTATTTTCCATTTGTAGTTATATTAAAGTTTTGTTTTTCAAATCCCAAACCGAACGCAAATACCCGTCCGTTATGTGCCATTCCTCCGACACCTATTCCGACACAAATATAATATTATTTAATTATAATACTAATTATTTAAAAAGGTGCTGTGAAATTATTTTCAATCGGTGCTATCAAGTTATTGATTTGTCTACATAGGCCTCAAATCCTATTTCTTTTAGTTGTTTTATTCTAAATTCCTGCAATGGCTTTAATGTATCTTTTTTTTCTTTGCACTCAATAAAAACAGCCTTCCCATCTTTTAAACAAAGAAGATCTGGTATTCCATTTTTAGAGGTCCTAATTAAATTAATAACAAACCATCCCTCATTTTCCATTTTTTTAATTACTCTTGATTGGTGTTTGCTTGCCATTTATTAAATGTTTGAAAGTTTATTTTGATATACTCTTGATGCTTCTATTTCATCTTTATAGTACCCAAGATTAAAAACTTTGCCTCCTACATTTATTTGCGCATTCCACTTTTTTTTTGTTTTTGCCCAACTAACACCTGTAAATTGGCTGCTCTTGCCCTTTATATCTTTACTTATATTTTGTCTATTAGTAATTAGCTGCAAATTAGACAATAAGTTGTTTTGTTTATTTGAATCTTTATGGTCAACTACTACTTTCGAGCCATTAGGTGTATGACTAAGAAAAGCCATTGCTACTAACTGATGAACATTAAAACTTTCCCTTTTACCTTTTTTGTGTAAAACAACAAGAAAATAACCTGCGCTATTAATCCCCTTTTTAAGATATTTTATTTTTCCGTGTTTTAGGGATTTTACATTACCTAAATTGCTAATAAAATAATCAGGATAGCTAATAATTTGTTTCCAAATTTCTTCCATAAAAAAACACCCAAACCAAATACAAAGGCTGTCCAGTAGCCAAGAAATGGCAAAGGCAATGTAAATGATTTGGGATTTTTTTAAATATCTTCATAACTGAACAGCGATACAAATATAGCATTATTTTTTATTATTCCAACTCTTAAAGGTCTGCAAAACAAAATCTTTTTTATTTGATACAGCTTTATAAATTTGCCATTCAATCCCACCTTTAGAAAATACCCAATATACATCGCTATTGGGCCGTGTTATTGTGGTCATTCTATCCCTAGACTGCCAGTAACTAATAGCACTGAAATCTATGTTATAGTATACTATTGCATCTGCAAAACTTAAATTTATACCTTCCCTTCCTGATACTATCTGCAGTGCAATGTTTTTATCTGTAGTATTAAATTCCTCAATATTATCGGTAACATTCAAATGCTTTTTTATTGCATCTAGTTCAGCAATAAATTTATAAAATATAGCTATTTTTTTACCTTTAAACTTTTCAAGTATGGCAATAGCTTTTGTTTCATCAAATACGCATCTTGTTCCGTCCTCAAACTTTACGGATCCACTATACATTTGGTGTGTTTTCTGCATTAATTTTACAGCCGTATCAGCTAAAACAACTCCCTTAGACCCCTCAATAATAAGGTCTTTTTTTAACCTTTTTATTGTTGAATAAGTTGATGTTGCCATTTCAACAGTAATAAAATGCTCATTAATTTGGCTAACAAATCCAGCTTCTTTTTGGGTATAAGTAAGCATAATTGGGTTAATATACGGCTCAATCTTTTTATAGTCTACAGCCGAATAGTCATTACAAGTCCCGTATGAGGTATATTTTAGCCGAGGCGTTCCAAATGCTTTGTGCCAGCTATAAAAATTGCCAAACTCCCTAAATGGTGAATACTTGCTTACTGCTAATTGGTTAAATATCTGAGCGTTTGACTCAGGTAATAAAGTACCAGTCATGAGTATAACCTTTGTATGTTTTTTAGATGTTATCCTAATAGCTTCCTTTGTTCTAATTGAAGGCTTTGGGAATGCAGATAAGGAATGGCTTTCATCAAATATAACCAAATCAAAAGACTCATTTATATTATGAAGCTGCTCATAGTTAGTAATTATAATTGGATATGTATATCCTGCAGTCTTATAATCATTTTCAATACTGCTAATAGCCTTTTTTTTAGTAATAAACAACACTTTGTTGTATTTACTTCCTATTGATAAGGCTATGTGGGTTTTACCAGTGCGAACCTCATAATTAAGAATAAGCATACTGTATCTGTCTAATATTTTAGAACCTTCCTTAACGGCTTGTTCTTGATAGTCCCTTAGTTTGAATGATTGATCCATTTTTAGAAAGGTGCTTTATCTTGAAAATGTGAACCAATCTTTGAAACTATACACCAACGGCCATCTATACTAACTCCTTCACTGTATGTTGCTCCAATGAATGATGAATAAAGTTCAATCCATTTCTTAAACTTCTTTTGAGTTAGGAATTTCTTATAATCTTGATATTCGTTAATAAAATCTTCAAATACTTTAGCTTTATAAATTCTTTCATTGTGTGTAATATGGTCCTCTTTAGTCCACTCATAAAACTCAAATGATGTAGACGCTATAAACTTTCTTAACTGAATATTCTTAGCCGATTGATCTATTAAACCATTCTTTAAAAATAATTGTATGCAGTTAACCATGTAATTGTCAAATCTTGAAAAGTGATTATCGTCCCATTCATCAAATAACTGCCTACCAAATTCATCATCTGGAGTTAAATCTTTGCCATAATACTGTGCTATTTCGATTTCATGCCTTCTTCTATTATGACTATTCCCCTCCCCTTTAATAGCATAATTTGTACTCATAACTATCTTTGGGCTGTCATGTACATTTAGTTTAATCGCGTCTTTATTTTTGCGCTCTAAGGTCATTCCCTCAGTAACTAAACTGAATTTATCTTCAAAATCAAAATTTTTCTTTACATCATCAAAAACAAGTATTTTTGTATCTAGTGAAACGGTTTGGTATGGGAATGATTTGTTACTGTCAAACTGCTTGCCATCTATTATTGATGTATTTCGTATTTGAGAAAGTCCCTGAACAAATAATCCCTTACCAGTTCCCCCCTCAGGGTTTTCACTTATAACTTCATCATTCAGAATAACAGCTTTGTTGTTACTTCTATTTTTATAGGTAGAAAGTAAATAACCAATAGTTATTTCAATTGGGAATGGATTGTTGCCAGATATGTTATTAATAAATTTTTGATAATCATTCTCGTAATTAGTAACTTCAATAAAATCACGTGGTAAAATGTGTGAGTCCCAGATATAACCAACAAAATCAACAAATCCCTTTAATTCAACAGTATTTTTAGTAATTTCAAGAATACCGTTTTTAAATGCTAAGTAGCTTGTATCCCTAGTATCTGCTAACATAATTAAATCAATACTTTCAAGCATTAAAAGAAACTGCTCTGAAAAAAGGTTTTGATAGTTAGCACAATAGTTCCAAACATCTATTTCTTTGCGTTCTGTTAAATAATCTAGTACAAAATCCTTTATTTTTGATGTGCTAGTAAGTTTAACCCTATTTGAGTTGATTGAAACAAACTGAGGCCGTTCACTGTTATTTGGAAAATGCTTCTTAAACCCGTTACGCTCTAAAAACTGCTTATACTTTAAAGGAGTTATGGATATTTTGTTTTTATCATTAATAAACCAAAAATCGTCTGCAGTAGCTTCTTCTTTTATTTCGTTTATAGTTTTTTCGTCAATATTATATTTATCCTTTAATTCTTTTGTTGGTGTTTTAATGTCTTTTTTGATTTTATCAATTATTTGATAGTTTTCAAAATACTTACTTCCAAAGCTCCTGCGCTTGTAAGCTGACTTAATTGTATTAATTGTTTCACTTTCGCTAAAGTCACCATATACAACATTATTGTTAATATAGTTAACCGCTGTTAATTCATTAATACCATATTCGCAAAAACATCCTGCTAAATCAAATAAAAATGCGTTTCGTTCACCTTCAACAAAATCTTTGCTCCACTTAAATTTCATTATCTTTTCAATAATGACATCTTCATCACTTATTGGAATAAGAGGAACCCGATCAGTTATAGAAAATCCGTTATCTTCTAAAATTGGTGAATAAACCTTAGCACTGTAGTTAATGTAAATATTTGGATCATAACTTTCATAACATACCCGATCAACATTGCAATTGGATTTGTCAAAATATGGATAGTCAAACTCTTTAGCAAACGCTTTAAAGTATTTTTCATGACTTATCTTATCTGAATTATTTGGAATGCTTATAACGGCCTTAATTCCATTTCCTGATGGTGAAATAAAAACTGCTACAACATAGGGGTTGCTTTTAACTTCTTCAATTGATTGTAATAGTGTAGAATCATCTGGATAGTTATCGAAATCAACTATCATAAGTCCAGAATGTTTAATTAGGCCATTTTTGGACCTTTCAGAAAATTCACCCGAAAAAAGTACACATGGAAGCTTTTTCTTTAAGTTATTAGCATCTTCTTTAGTCTGTGATGCTCTTATTTGCTCAACTACTAACTTAGACTTACCTGTTTTGATTCTGTCAAAAACATTGTCTAGCCTTACAATATAAGGAACTTCCTTTGTAACAAAAAGGTCTTTGAAAATCGATACTTGTGTTTGATTCATGTTATATCCGTTAAGTTTATCCAATTAAAAAAACACGGGAAGGCGGATAAGACCTTTACATGGATGCCTCCATAACCCGTATCAAAAAACAAAACTACAATTTAATTTTAAAAATACAAATTTTATTTTTTACTACACTTGCAACACATTTTAGCGTCCTACCCCACCCCCTTAAATCAGGAAAAAAATATTTCAATAGGGGGGGGTCTAATTTTATTTTAAATGTGTAGTATGTGTAGTGGAGTATATTAATAAGCTATAAAACAAAGAGTTAAACCGCTACACATTGGATTTTAAATGTGTAGTGAGATTTTAGATGTGTAGTGGCTCAGGTGTTCCAAATCTACTTATTAGGTTATTATAGAACTTTTGACGCTCATTAATTACAAATTCAGCATTTTGATATGTTTTGGCTTCCCATCCTTGTTCACGGTCCACATTTACACATATTATCCTTTTATCTAAACTAACTGGATAAGTTAGTCCATCGTTAGTCATTTTATAGGTTTCTGTTAAAAATGCAGCTATTACCCATTTATTAAGGTTGTAAAGCATCATATACATTTGGGCCTGATGATATTGGGAATCTTCTATGCCTTCATAAGAATAGTCTAGCCACTTTTCAAGGCTTGTTGGACATTTAAAGTCCACACCGTACCCCGTGCATAAACAATCAGCTGATCCTCCAAATTCATCTTTGCTCATAAATGGTGGTTTGTGAACTGCTGATCTGTCAAAATTTTCTTTGTAATATTCAAATGCTGTTTTTTCAAAATCATTGCCGTGTTCAGTTTGCCAGCTACTAGATTGATCATAAAACCTAAAATACATTTGATTTGCTAATTGTTTTGCATAAGTTGTTTGACCTATTACAGCTGATTTTTTAGGATGCAATACAGAACATTTAGATCCTGTTATTAATCCGTATCTTTTGGGGCTAAATTCTGTCATGGTTTTACAGCCTCAACTCTTAATGCATCCACAACATCACCAGCTACTTTTACTTTAGCTGAATAAATTGTAATTTGCTTACCTATCCAATCCTCAATATAATTGGTATCGTAAACCTTAGCAATAATTTTGCAGTTAGTTTTGTTTAGTATCATTGGTTTGGTACCTCTCATGTAAGCTACTATACATTCACCATCTTTGCCGTTTTGGTCCTTTACAATTTCCTTAACTATTCGCTCAATTGTAAGTTTAACCTTTTGGTTAGGTTGTAAATCGTGTGATCCTAAGTATTTTGGATTTGTTAAACGTTTCCAGTGCGTAACTGGACTTTGTTTGGTTTCACTCATTGTGCTAATTTTATTAATTTATTATACTTTGATTCGGCTTTTTCTTGGTTGTTAAAATATTCATCTTCGATAAAAAATGAGGCTTTTTTTCTAACGTACCATTGGTCGCCAATAGTCCAAATGGAGCACGTAAAATTAAATCCTACGTATTCTCCAATACATTTAAAGTCTTCCATTAGTCGTGATCCCTTATTGCGTAAAACATAATGTAAACGGCTGCACACGCTGCAACCAATAGCCATAAAATAGTTGTTGTTTCCATTAGCTTTCGTAATTAATTTTAACTGTGAATTTTGTGATTAAATCAGATGAACTCAAATGATGTTTTTTCTTGTTTGCAGCCATACGGATATAACGCATCCAGTCGCTGAAGTTTGGTTTTGTTTCTTGCTTAGTCATTGTTATATTTATTAAAGTTGTTTGCCATTAATTCTTTATCTTCATCAGTAGCAATGATGTTATAGATTAAATTCTTAAGAGGTAACGGAAATGATTTAGTTTCTTTTTCTAAAAATAGTTGCAATGCTTTGCTGGTGTTTTCTCCAATCCATTGCACAGCACCTACTTGCCAATGCTGTTGAATATGCTCTCCGCCCTCCTCTGTATCGTTCCAACCCTCATTTAATCCTTCGTATAGTACAAACTCAACTAAGGCATCAAACTCTATTACATCGGTTAACAACACTCCATTGTGGGTGTAGTCTACTTCGTAATTACTTTCGTGTGTAGTGTAGTCAATTATTTCTAAGTTTTTCATATTAAACGCCCTCCTTTTTCATTAAAGCTAAAATAGCCTCGTTAATAATATCAGATACACTACCTTCGCCTCGTTTTAGTTGAAGTCTTTGTAGTCTGTCGGGTAAGTCTGTATTAATAAGTACAGTTGAGGGCTTTCTGTTAGGTTTAATAATAGGTCGCCCAATTGTTGGTCGTATTGTCATAATGTTTTTTATTTTAGTTGTTAATTATGGTACGAATATATAAATATATATATATATAAGTCAAGTATTATTTTAATTCTATATGTAACTGTTTGATAATTAGCAGTAAAAATGTTGCTAACTTGTTATAATTAAATAAAATTTAGTAATTATATTTGAAGCATGGAATTAAAACAAGGCAAAAAAAGAGGGGCAAAGCCTAAGGAAGATAAAAAGCAAGCAGTCACATTTATGTTGCGTCAATCAACTATTACTGCTATGGGTGGTATGGAAGTAGTTAGGGCCAAAGCTGTTAATCATTTTGAAGTTATTTAACTATGAGTGGCCTACCTTGGATTGCTAAAGATAAACAATGGAGTCTAAGGGGTGGTAAATTTTATCACTCAACTACATGGCGTAAGTTAAGAGCAAAGCATATACAGTCTAATCCTTTATGTGTTAAATGTAAAGCAAATGGCTTAGTAGTTGATTGCTCAAAGGGTGGAGTAGTAGATCATATTGTAGAGATTAATAAGGGTGGCCATGCAACCGATTCGAATAACTTACAGACGTTATGCGCTAGCTGTCACGGTAAAAAGAATAAACAAGCATACAAATGAACTACTACTTAATGCACGTAAACAAAGCCTTTGGCTCATTCGTAAAGGGTGGTGTATATTGGATTGACAAACCTAATGCAATAAAAGCAGCCGAATTTAATGCACCCGTAACAATTCACCCGTATACATTAATACCTAAATACACTAATCAATACAACCTTTTACTTGTAAGGAGTGGTGGCATTGGTGACATAATAGCTTTATCTTCATTAACTAACATAGCAGATAATACTATCATACTTACTCAGGATAAATACAAACCCCTTAACAATTACTTTGAAGATAAGTGTACATTCAAATCATTTAACGAACCTTTGTTTATAATCAACTACCCAAACACCATTGAAAGGGAGTGTAAGAAGTACGGCCAAATGATAGGAGATGAACGTATAGAGCAGGGCAGTCAACGTAATTGGTATGAGATACTAAACGAAAGTATATCACAACCATTTGAAGAAGAATACGGACGGCCACAGCTTAAGTCATTATCACAGAACATATCAGACTGTTGTATAGTAGTGCCTAGTGCATCTAACATTAACCGCTCAGCTGATAGGGATATGTTAAAGAAGATAGCATCTAAATACTTTGAACACGTTGTTATAGCTGATGAACAGTCATGGACCTTTGAAGAATACCTACAGAACTTAGACAAAGCAAAATATGTTATAAGTGTTGATACTTCAGCAATACACTTTAGAGAGGGCATTAAACGGCCAGCATTAGGCATCTATTCATCATTCACTACAGATAGTAGAACTAAATACTACACACATACAACAAGTATTAATATAGTTAACGAATGTAAATTTAGCCCATGCTTTAAACATGATAATCAAATCTGTAACAACATAATTAAAGAAAGCAAACACGTACCTTGTTTATCAGTTGAACTATCAAAGGGTATAGAGCAACAGATAGCCGAAGCGATAACAAATGACATTAACAAAGAAACTAAGTAGCTTAAATAGCCCTATATGGGGTTTATTTTGGTATATTTGAACCATGCTAGTAACCGCTGGTTCATCAACATTTGTGTATGTAAACTTTTGAGTTTAAAAACTATTAAATAAAATATAAATAATGAGAGGTCAAAAAAAACCAACCGCTTTGCACGTTTTGCATGGCACGGATCGGCCAGAAGTAAGAGGATTAAACGAACCTAAGCCTGCTATTGATGCAGAATATAAGCCTACTTTTAAACTAAATAAGGACTGCATGGAGGTTTGGAACTTCTTAATTGATAGCACTATTACACTTGGGTTGTTAACTCATAACGATGTCCACAGCTTTACACAATACTGTCATGCAACAGGAATGTATAAAAAAATAACTGAGCAGATAGGCGAGGACCATGTACTTGTAAATGAGAACTCAGGCGTTCACTATACGAATCCACTATGTGGGGTGGCTTTCAACTATTTAAAAATCTCAACGGACCTAGGTAGTAAGTTTGGAATGACACCAGTAGCACGAACTCGAATAGCTGTTCAACCATTAGAAAAAAAAGGAACATTCCAAAATCTTAAAAAAACAAGCTAGATGCGCTCAAAGGATTATGCAATAGCAGTTGTAAATGGTGATATATTGGCCTGCAATTGGGTTATATTAGCTTGTAAACGTCACTTAAATGACTTAGAAAAGGCTAAAACAAAAGATTTTAACTACTATTTTAGTGAGGAAGATGCCAAAAGGTATAGTGATTTTATAGAATTGCTTTATTTATGGAAAGGCGAATGGGCTGGCAAACCTTTAAAACTTGAAGGATGGCAAATATTTATAGTCCAGGTATTGTTAGGATGGAAGAATAAGGACACAAACATACGTAGGTTTAAGAAAGCCTATATTGAAATGGGGCGTAAAAATGCGAAGGCACTGGATATTTCAACGCCAATACCAACACCGAACGGGTGGGTGACTATGGGTGATTTAAAAGTAGGTGACTATGTTTTTGGGGATGATGGAAGGCCAACCATGATAAACCACGTTTCAGATTTGATGTATAAAGATAGTTATGAAATTGAGTTGCAGTGTGGAGAAAAAATAATAGCAAGCTCAGACCACCTTTGGGAAATTAGAAACAAAAGGAGTAATGCTAAAGTTGTAGATACTTTATATCTTTTAAATCACTACAAAGTTGGGGCTAGCCAAGAAAGGAAGTTATTTATTAAAACCACAAAAGCTGTCCAGTATAATAAAAAAGAATTATTGATACACCCCTATGTTTTAGGTTTTTGGCTTGGGGATGGTAGCAGCGAAGGGTCAAACCTGTTTATAGGTGAACAAGATAAATCAATAATTGAAGAGATTAGGAATTGTGGGTATTTAGTAGGTGAAAACAAAACCAAAGACCATAGGTGTGGCTCATATAAATTAGGCAAAAGAAACGAAATAAAGCCACATTTAAGGCATTATAATTTACTTAAAAATAAACACATACCAACAGACTACTTGCAATCGTCAGTTGAGCAAAGAATTGAATTATTAAAGGGGTTAATGGATACTGACGGAACGATAAGTAAAGATGGGCAATGTAAATATACAGGTACAAATAAAAAACTGGTAGATGACGTTTTTGAGTTAGTATTATCATTGGGTTATAAAGCAACTTATCTTTCAAAGATGGCTAAGTGCCAAAACGGAGTAGAAACACTGGCCCACCATGTTTGTTTTTTTTCTGATACGGATGTTTTTAAAATTGAAAGAAAGCGGGTAAGGCAAAAAACAAAACTTGCTAAAAGGTCTTTATGGAGGTCTATCGTCAATATAAAGCCTGTCGGGAAGCGCAATGTAAAGTGCATTTCAGTTGATAATAGCAGTCATTTGTTTTTAGCTGGTAAACACTTTATACCAACCCATAATACAACCCTAGCGGCCTGTATTGCTTTAGCGGTTTTATACATTGATGGGGAAAAGGGTTCACAAGTTTATTCTGCAGCAACCAAAGAGGAACAGGCTAAAATTGTTATTAACGATGCAGCGCAAATAATTAAATCCACTCCAGAACTAAGCGATCAGTTTCTATTCCGTAAATCAAAAGAGGGTTACTCTAGAATTATTTACGAAGATACCGCTTCCTTTATGCGACCATTAGGTAGGGACAGTGATACTCAGGATGGTTTCGATCCCAGCATGGGAATTATAGACGAATATCACGAACATTCAACAGATGGACTTGTAAACGTAATTGAAAGTGGTATGGGGGCAAGGCGTGAACCATTACTTATAATTATAACGACTGCAGGATTTGACAGAACAAAGCCTTGTTACGATTTCCGTTCCAACATGATTGAGGTATTGCAAGGCCATAGGACTGATGAAAGTTTATTTGGAATAATCTATACTTTAGACGATGGTGACGATTGGACTGATAGCAGTTTATGGTTAAAGTCAAATCCTAATTTAAATGTATCAGTAAAAGAAGATTTTTTAAAACAACAATGTTTAGACGCTCAGAACAGAGGAAGTAAACGAGGCGCATTTTTAACAAAGAATATGAATGTTTGGGTTGATAGTGTTGATACTTGGATAAGTGAGGAACGCTGGAATGAATGCCAAAG